CCGCCTTAAAGGCTTTCGCGCTAAAAGCCAGTGAAACCTGCTAAGAGACATTCAGACAGGGCGAACTGTCCGGACATGGCGCCAGACGGAATCGAACCGCCTACGGGGGCTCCAGCGCGCCTATGTATATTTTTTCTTTCTATCATTTAAGCTACAACTACCAGACGTTCAGCGCCCATCTTACGGGCTCTGATCTGTCCGTCCTGATGGCTTCTCAGCATGGCTGTGATGGTCTTTCCGGTCCTGCTGGGGATAAGCTCCACAACCTCACTTTTATAGCCGTAATTCCATACCAGAACGTCGCCGATCTTAAGGTTTTTAACGGCTGTACCTGACTGCTGTCCTGCGATTCCCTGTAATTTGATTGTTCCTGTCATTGTATTTTCCTCCTGTATTTAAGATTTTTATTGTTTCCAACCTCAGCCCCGAAGGGCTGAACGCTCCCGGCCTGATGGCTATTTATAGTCGCCGGGACGACTTTATACTGCTTCTATTTCTATAATTTCACATTTTGCATATTCACTTTCTTCTGGATTTCTCATGTAAGACATGAGTTTCTTTTTAAATCTTTCAGCCGCCGCTCTTGTTTTATATTTTTTGGCGTACCTTGGATTCAATGCGTGGTCGCAATAGTCAACCACATATAAATCTCTTATTAATGTTTCCGGGTGCTGATAATGATACCCATCGTCTACATCGTACTCATATTCTGCGTCTCTAAAAACTAAAACATATCTTTTTTCTGTCATATCTGTTTCCTCCTGTATTTGAATTGATTTGTGTTGCTTACTATGGTTATATAATAACATGATAAATAGATAATTGCAATAGATAATTGTGATAAATTATATTTTGTGAAAAATAAACAATAAATAATGCATTTTATTGACAACAATTACAACAATTACAATAGATAATTGACATTGACAATATTTCGTTATCCATTTATAATAGATAATACAATAAAGAAATGGAGTGATATATAGAAATGACGAAGGCAGAAATGGAAAAGCAATTAGAGGAACAGCAAAAAATTATAGACCGGCAAAGAAAAAGAGTAAAAAATCAAAATGAAAAAGCTAAGGAAAATTGGGATACGGTTTCTTGCAGGCTTCCAAAAGGAACAAGAAAGCGTATAACAGATAAAGGGTTGACTGTAAACGGTTTTATTAACGCTCTTGTGTTAAAAGAATTGAATAGACTTGAAAGCATGTAACAATATTTATATTTGAATTATCTATTGCAATTATCTACAAAATGAAATATAATGTAACCATGGAAAGGACGTGGTTACATGAAAAATATTACTATCTCAAAGAATATCAAGAAAATTGCCGGGGTGTATGCAATCTGGAATTTGAATAACCAAAAAGTATATATTGGTTCAAGCAAAAATATTAAAAGTAGGATAGGTAGTCATTTAACAAAATTAAGAAATAAAAAACATGAAATTTCAGACATGCAGAAAGATTATGATAAGGGAGATAATTTTATCATTTTTAAAGTTCTTGAGGTTGCGGATGTAAAGAATTTAAGATATTTTGAGTATATTTCTATTGCCCATTTTAACGCCATTGGGAATGGATATAATACTCAATCTGTAGTTGAACATGAGCTTAGAGAAGTAACGGCAATCAGATTTTTAGCTGGAAGTTTGGATTTTTATAGTAAAGGCGCTGATGAGGAAGATAGGGCAGAAATAATAAATAAATTGTTAAATAATTGAATGGTTAATTGCAATTATCTATTGACAAAACATTAAAAATAATGTATTATAATATTGTCGAAAGACAATAACCGGGCAAGCGGGGAAAGGAGGATGCATGAAAGAAGAAATGGCAGTATTCAAAGGATATTTAAGAAGCCTTATGAGACAGTTAAAACTACTTAAAAAAGCTATTCATGAAAAGGATTTTGAACTGGCAGAAAAGCTTGTTGATGAATTGATCGAGGATACGCAAAACAACATTGAAGACTAAAAGAAAAGTATTAAAAGACGGTGAACTTGTCAAAGCCGTCTTTTTAAATTTTACTGTTGACAATCTGTAAAGGGTATGTATTATAATATGAGTATGGAGCAGTAAGGAGTAATTAAATATACAGCCGCTGGGACTCGGTCCCCGAACCGGCTTGAGATGTCGTGAAAAGCATCCAGTACGTTAATAGCGTATTGGGTGCTTATTTTATTTTCTGGAGGTATAGGCGAATGCTGTGTGATAACTTTAAATGCGTAAATCTGGTAGATGATGAGTGTGACTTATACGGCGGCGAATGCATCGGCGACCAGTGCGAAGACTGGGGCGTGTGCCTGGATTGCCAGAAGGTAACAGATCCGGGCGATTGCTGGAAAGAGCAGCACGGGAGCGGCTCTAGGGCAGCGGATCAGGCCAGAAGCCCCAGGAACCCGACAGATAGTAAATAATAACCAGACATGTATATATAAGCTGTATACAGAGCGGAGCGGAGGTATAGACAATATGTCGGTAATTATAGAGGACTGTATAGAAGTATATGAAAGTCAGATAGAATTATATCTGGATCAATATATAACAGAACGTAAGATAAAGAACATGAATAAAGAGACACAGGGTAGATGGAATGCGGCTTTATTATATATAAGAAAACATGTATTCCAGAATAAAGATGATCTTATGAGTGAAGTAAATCATTCCATGTATGATGAATATAAGATTAACTGTATCTGTGATATTTATATTAACCTCTGTTATGAATATGACAAAGAGATATCTATAAATGGATTCTCTTTCTTAACTGGAATAAATAGAGATACTGTTTATTCATGGGGTAAAGAAGAATGTAGAAGTACTGTATATTATGATTCTGATGGTAACAGGATTGGTAATATAAGTATCTGGAAATATAACCATCCAGGAGAGGAATATACGGAAGAACTCGGCTCTTCGTGCTCCGGCATTTATAAAAAATTAATTGAGAATAATGAAGAATCTTTAAGTAATAAGCTGATTTCTGGCGGATTAAATCCTATGAAGATACTTCCGGCGCTTAACAGGCGTCATAACTGGAATATGCCGGGAAGCAACCGGGAAGGCGGAGAGAAGCGCCGGACCATAGAGCAGATAGAGCAGGAGCGGGGCCAGCGGTTCATAGATACAGCGCCGAAAGAGTTGCCAAAGGGAGATTTTTGACATGGTTTGTACACCAGGGGCGGACACGATATCAGATCTGCCGGGAAATTATGGGAAAGGCAGATAAAATAGCTGAAATGACATCAAAATCATGTGTATCATGTCGAAAAATTGTTATTTTACGACATGTTGCATAATATAGCTGAAAAAATAAGACAGTCAGGGAGCGAGGGGTGGGGGTCTGGTGGGAAACGGCCCCCGGCGGCGTACTGAACCCCATAAGCAATTTTAAAATAAAAAGACCTCACCGGAGAAGGAGGACGGGTAAATATGAGAAAACGATTCCCGGTATTACATAATTTAGACCACAGAGGAGAAAAGGAATATATTCCGTGGGAAGTAATAGCGCCACATGAGGCGTAGGCATATAAAAATCATGGTCAGAGTCTGGAGCGGCTGGCTGCCCGCGGGGGGGGCTGTCATATCGGGAAATGTATGCGGTGCTTCGGGATAAGGAGTTTGATTCCTGGAACAGAAGCGATTTTGAAGATATTTTCTATGAATTTGCTGTTCTTAGGATTGTGAGAGACTTTTATACCAAAGATTGAGCAAATGGGAGGGGTTGGAGACATGTTAGGCAGGCCAAAACGGGAAGAAACGATTTTGTATAATGACACGCTGTTTCGCAGAGGCGATATTGTCACTATAGGAACCAGCGGTTATTACGGTAGAGAGTATACCGGGCGCATATCTGGTATTGATATCTCGGATTTCCGGCTGGATATGTCGGAGCAGTATCAGGAAGACTGCCGGAAGTTTAAGTATGATGAGATCAGTTACATCAAATATGCATCGGAGCCAGATGTACTCGCATCAGAGGATTCCGAAGACTAGCAGGGAGGACAGGCATGATAGAAGGAAAGGCAGTAGCAAAGTTCGGAATAGGTGACATCCTGATAACTCCGATGGTTAAAACGGATTTTTCAGGTGGGTTTATCGTTTTGCAGAATAAAGGGACGCATGTCGTTGGAGAGCAGACGCAGAGCTTTGAGTCGGGCGACGATGACACCGTTCTTTCGTTCGATACCGTGGAATGTCTGGAAGTGCTGATTGAGAGATTACAAAAACTGAAAGACATGATGAACGGTGATATAAGTGATTGCTACAAAGAAATTGAGTATAGTTCTTAACGGGTGGATAAGGAGACAGAGATGATAATTTTAAATGCAGTTGTATCAACAATTAATATTTCACTTGCGATGATACTGCTTGTGAGTCTGAATGAAGAGAAGACGCAGGCTGGCAGATTTGCACTTAGGGCTCTGGCATTTCTGCTTGTGCTGAATACAACAATGATCTGGTCATGAGAGAGGGGTGATTACCTCATATAGGTCTTTAGCTCAACAGGCAGAGCACTGAAAGCCGGATATAACTATGTGCAGAGGGTGCAGGTTCGAGTCCTGCAAGACCTGTTTTTTGAACATTGATAATTGAATATTGGTGGTTGGAGTGGTAAAATATACATATAAAATTGAAGGAGATAGAATATGTATATATTTTGGGATAATTCAAACATTCATTATGCTGGATTGAATCAGATCATGCCAATTAAAGAACCCGGTGTGCAAAAGGAATTGTATCGGACTCATTTTTCTAATCTGCTACAACTTGTTATGCAAGGAAGAACGGTGGAAGATATCTATTTTTCTGGTAGCATTCCACCCAAAGGAGATGCACTATGGAATCAAATCCGGAAACTTGGTATAATACCGTCGTTATTGCCACGAAGTTTAACGGATGGGGAAGCAGATACGACAGACCATGTTTTGCAGTTGGCTTTATTGCGATTGTTTATGGATAAACCTGAACCCAAAACAGTTGCTCTATTAACTGGAGATGGAGCAGGAATAAATGATGGTCAAGGATTCTTGGCTGACGCAAAAAGGATTGCTGATAAAGGGTGGAGTTTTGAAGTCTATTCATGGGATTCAACATGTCATAATTTGTTAAAAAAATTTGCAAAGGAAAATGGAAAGTATGTTGATCTTGAAAACTATTATGAGAATGTAACATTTATCAAAAATGGTCGAAGAGCTAGACCATTGTAAAAGCTTACCAACCATCAATATCCGGTGGTTGGTTTTTTTGTTAGGGCATGGCCCTGTTCTCCATTGAGGAGTTTTTCGCTGATCCGAAAAACGGAACTTTGGAGAACAAATAAACCACCTGCTCTGCGGGTGGTTAAAATAGCTTTAGCGTTGTGTAAAAAACCTCCCCTGATATAATAAAAACGGGTTCGCCAACCGTTTTGTTAATCAAAGGAGGTAGTCCAAATGGACAACAATAGTTTATCACATACAAAGTGGAATTGTAAGTACCATATCGTTTTTGCACCGAAATATAGAAGAAAGATTATATATGGCGAGTTGAAACGGGACATCGCAAATATCTTGAGTATGTTGTGCAAGCGCAAAGAAGTAAATATTGTGGAAGCAGAAATCTGTCCGGATCATGTCCATATGTTGGTAGAAATACCGCCGAAGATGAGTGTGTCAGATTTTGTGGGGTATTTAAAAGGAAAAAGTACCCTGATGATATTTGAGAGACACGCGAATCTCAAATACAAGTATGGCAATCGACATTTTTGGTGCAGAGGATACTATGTGGACACGGTAGGAAAAAATGCAAAAAAGATAGAAGAGTATATTCGGAATCAACTAAAAGAAGATTTAGAATATGACCAGATGTCATTGAAGGAGTATATTGACCCGTTTACGGGTGAGCCGGTAAACAAAAGCAACAAGAAAAGATGAGCCCGAAGGGCTTAGCAGGTAACTGACGTTGCGGCTGGCGAACCATTCGATGGGTCTTTAGACTCCAGCGCCGGGAACGAGCCCTTATAGGGCGGATAACAAACCACCGGCTAAGCCGGTGGTGCTGATTATGCGAAAAATAAATTAAAGTGAGGAAATATAGGTGATTTATACAGAGGAAATGAAAAGGGAAATCAATGTAATGGGATTCCAGGTGATCGAGGTTAAATATTTTATCAAACGCTTTATGAGGGCAGTGGAATCTCTGGTGGAAGCAATGCAAAAGATGATCGAACAGATCAAAAATGCTTTTGAAAGTTTGTTAGATTTTAATGACACAATGCAGACGTTGCCGCCGAAGCAGAGATACAAATTCTGCCGGAAACTGGGCATTGAGAATTATCAGTGTTTCTTCCAGCGGAAACAGATTTACAGGGCAAGGAGTTATTGTTGATATGGTAGAGGGATTTAAGTTAGAACTACAGGATTTCTGTTCTTATTGTGGGGATTTTGAACCACATGTAGACAAAGCTGAAATCAGTACTATGTCTGATGGAATAAGCAAATATGTGACCACGATAGGGTGCAAGAATGCTTATAAATGCGCTAGAATCTGTGAAAATATGAGGAAAAGAAAATGCGACCAGTAGAATTTCCAGAACAGAATTGTACATACATGGCAGATGGCTGTATGCCGCTGCCGACACTTCAGCAGATAAACGAACAATTTCAGGCACCAGAAGTAGTTTCCTGCTGGGAATTGTCTGACGAAGAACTGATATTGATTTTAAACCAGATAAAAGCCGGGCAGAGGCCGGCAATATTCCTGTCATGTATTGGCGGCCAGCCGCCGGTGGCCTTATGGGTAAGAGAAAATGACGTTACTTGAATATGCTGGAATCGTATCTCCGGTTCCTCTAACAAACTGGCAGAAAGAATTTCTTGAAATGTATGAGCAGGCAGAAAAAGAAAATCAACAGTTATTTGTATGCTTTCCGCCGAGAGTCGGGCGGAACATGACATTGAAAATTATTGAAAATTGGAAAGCAAATAGAAAATAAAATAGTTTAGTCCGAACGTCCCCGAACGTCAGCACTGGAAAGGAGCAGACGTAAAATGGGCGTTTCGGAAAAAACAAAGAATCTGGCAAATGGAATTAAAGAGGATATTAACCGGTATGGCGTGAATTATAAAGACCTTTCTGATCTTCTGGATATTGCTGCCGATGCTATGGAGCGGGAAGATGCAGTCCAGTGGGGATTGAAGGTCACGGAGTACATCAAGGAATGTTGCGAGTATGGTATTGCGCATAAGATTGACAGCATCCCTTTGTATGATCTGGAATGGAAGACGCTGAAATGCGAGGCACCATATAAGTTCGAGTCGTTCCTGCTGTATATGGAAAAGAACCGGCCGGCAGACGAGAAGTTTTACCAGCCGAGAATAAATCCGTTAAGACAAGTTGCGCAGGCGATCCAGGAACTGGCGGATGATCTTCTGGATGAGATTTTCATTAACATGCCGTCCCGTATTGGAAAGACGCAGATTGTCAAATTTGCTTTTGTGTGGTTTGGCTCCCGGAATCCGGAGTTATCGAATCTGTATACGGCGTATTCGGATAAAATTACAAAGGCATTTTATACGGGCTGTATTGAATTGATGACTGACCCGACCTATACATACAAAGAGATTTTCCCAGATAATAAAATTGTCGCTACAAACGGCGACGACGAGACAATTGATCTGAACAGGAGAAAAAGCTATCCGACCTTTACTTCCAGAAGTATTTACGGAACATTAAACGGCTCCTGTGATTGCAGCGGACTTGGGATTGCGGATGACCTATTCAGCGGCATTGAAGAGGCGGTGAGTACGGACCGACAGGATACGGTATGGGGAAAATTTGATAACAATTTCATGAAGCGTCTGAAACGCAAGGCAAAACTGATCAATATGGGCACCAGATGGGCGCTGGGTGATTGTCAGGGGCGCAGAAGGGCACTTCTGGAAAACAATAAGGAATATCGCAATCGACGCTATAAAGTGATCAGTATCCCGGCGCTGGATGAAAATGATGAGAGTAATTTTGATTATCCTTACAATCTGGGATACAGCACGGAAGACTATAAAATGTCCAGAGCTTCTTTTGAAGAGAATGATGATATGGCGTCCTGGTATGCGCAGTGCCAACAGGAACCGGTCGAGCGGCAGGGGGCATTATTTACAAGCGGTGGTATGAGGTTTTACGAACCAAATAATCTTCCGGGTGGTGAGCCGGACAGAATCTTTATGGCAGTGGATATTGCTTATGGCGGCGGAGACTATGTTGCTGCTCCAATCTGCTATCAGTATGCAGATGAATTTTATATTGTGGACGCAATCTTTGATGATGGAGATAAATTTATTACCAGACCGAGAGTCAGGGATAAGATATTACAACATAAGATTCAGGCGGCTCAGTTTGAGGGCACGATTGTAAACTCCGATTATTGCGAATGGATTGACGGTGAGCTCCGAGACAGTGGGTATCGTTTAAATATGACAATGAAGCCGGCCAGCTCAAGACAGAAGAAGGAATACAGGATCAGGGACCGAGCGCCGGAGATCAAGCAGATGTATTTTTTGAAGGATGGATACCGAAGCAAGGAATATCAGAAATTTATCCAGAATGTCTTTTCGTTTAAACTGAATGGGAAAAATAAGCATGATGATGCACCGGACAGTTTGGCGCAGTTGTGCGACATGAGGATGGGTTCCTATGCTGTATGCGAAGCTGTGGTGCGGCCTTGGTGATGGAGGTACTATGAGAAACCGGTATAGTAAAAAGGAGAATCTAAGTCTTTGGAATATTTATCATGGTATGAAGAAGAGATGTCTCAATCCTAATAGTAAACGATACAAAGATTATGGCGGCAGAGGCATTATGATCTGTGAAGAATGGCTGAAGGGATTCGACTATTTCGCAGACTGGGCGTATTCGCATGGATATGAGCAGGGACTGACGATTGAGAGAAAAGATGTAAATGGAGATTATTGCCCAGAAAATTGTGAATGGATCACAAGAGCGGAGCAGGCTTATAACAAAAGAGAGTCCATTATAGTGACTTATCGTGGTGAGTCAAAAGATTTGATGCTCTGGTGTAAAGAACTTGGTTTGAAATATGACACAATTCATCATCGGATTACGCATGGATGGAGTGTGGATCGGGCTTTTGAAACACCGACAGATACAGTTTCTTTTGCTGAAATCTGTCGGGAAAATGGAATAAATCCGAGAACAGCATATGACCGGATTCGTAAATTGGGATGGGACTATGAGAGGGCGATAAGCACGCCTTCCAAGGGCAGAGGTGCAAATCAAAGATCATATGGATTGTAATATACGAGCTGGGAGGGATATGAAATGAACAAGAGAAAATTGCGGCTTGATAAATACGGCATCAGCAATAAGCGTTATAAAGAGCTCTGCGGATTCTGCGAACAGTATCCCGAATGGCTGGAGGAACTGAAAAGCAATACAGATACCGTTAAAAGTGTCGGTGTGAGCAGTATGCCTATGTCATCTTCGGGATCTGGTGATCCGACATCTGCACTTGCACGCCGCCGGGCGGAACTTCGGAAAAGATGCGAGCTGATTGAGCAGACAGCGATCCAGGCGGATGCAGATTTGTATCCGTATATCATCAGGTCAGTCTGTTATGAAGAACCGTTCTGGTATTTACGGGATATCAAAGGGATGCCGTGCAGCCAGAGGTCCTTTTATGACTATCGCAGGTATTTCTTCTATCTTCTGGATCAGAATAAGAAAATGTGACCACCGCGGGGACATACTTTCGTGATATTATGATATTGTCCCAAAAAGAAAAAAACAGGAGCACCGACTTTGGATACTCATTGCCGGTGCTTTTGTTATGCAGGAAAGGAAGTGAGAGCAGTGGGCAGTTCCATGAATTATATGCGATTTACAGATGCATTTGATAATAGATTCGGAAGAAGGGTTATATATAGTGATGCCTATGCAATCACAAAACAAAATGTTGTTGCGGAACTGGGAAAGGCGCTCGCAGAACATTGGAAGAATCGGGAAGAGATAGACTATCTTGATAATTATTACAGGGGAATCCAGCCGATTTTGTTCCGGAGGAAGGATGTCAGGCCGGAGATCAACAACCGTGTTGTGGAAAACCACGCATTTGAGATCGTGGAGCATAAAGTATCAGAAATGTTTGGAGAGCCTGTACAGTATGTGCTTCGGGGGACAGATGAATCTAAATCGCAGGAGATTAAGATCCTGAATGATTATATGGATTTTGATGATAAAGGCTATTGCGATATAGAGATTGGCCGTTGGAGGAGCATCTGCGGAACTGGATATCGGTTTGTGTGGACTGACAAAGAGCAGGAATATAAAGATGAAACACCTTTCAACTTTAGTTCTCTGGATCCAAGAAATGCATTTGTTGTGTATTCATCCAGGCTGAAGAAAGATCCTTTGTTTTCTGTTCAGCAACAGAAAAATGAAAATGGGGAAACGGAATACTTTATTTATACCAGAACAGAAACATTTATCATAAAAAACAGCACCATCATAGACCACGGTGCGAATGGCCTTAATGCGGTTCCGGTAGTTGAATATCCCAATAATGAGCGCCGGATTTCAGATATAGAAATAGCAATCACTATTCTGGATGCAATAAATACGGTGCAGTCAAACCGGGCAGATGGTATTGAGCAGTTTGTGCAGGCGTTTATAAAGTTTGTCAATTGTGAGATCGACGAAGAGACGTTCCTGAAGATGTGTAAGATAGGAGCGTTGAGTGTGAAAACCGTAAATTCACAGATGCCGGCAGACGTTGGCAGCGTGGCAAATGAGCTGGATCAGCAGCAGACGCAGACATTTAAAGATGACCTGTATGACAATATGCTGGTGGTCGAGGGAATGCCGGACAGGCAGGAAAATTCAGGGGGAGATACTGGACAGGCGGTAGTTCTTAGAAATGGATTTTATTTTTCTGAAAAAAGAGCCGAACTGAATGAGCCAATGTATAAGAAGTCTGAGAGACAGTTTTTAAAGATTATTCTGAGAATCTGCGAGATAAAGCGGAAAATCAATCTTCAGGTGAGCGATATAGATATCAAGATCACAAGATCGAAGATGGATAATATGCAGGTGAAGGCACAGGTGCTCCAAATGCTTCTTAATTGTGGGATTGACTGGGACAGGGCGATAAAAACAGTTAATCTGTGGTCAGATCCGGAACAGGTATGTATCGAGAGCCGGGAACTGTTGGAGAGCAAGTATTCCCCAACAGTTACAAAAGATGCAAAACAACAGAAAGGCGGTGATGTAATTGATTGAGGTAAGATGCAGGGGCTGCGGGCGGCTCCTGGGAAGATTTGAGGGAAAGGGCAGTGTAAAGTGCCCGAAGGTCGGCTGCGGCGGTACAAACGTCTTTGATACGGATTCCGGGAAACATCGTTTCATACCGAAGCCAGTCGGCGTTGATCTGAAAGACAGAAAGACATCCAGCGGAGTTACATACTGGGTAAAAAATAGCAGGCCAGAGCGTTAGACGGCAGAAACAGGGCGGAGCGCACCGTGTGAAAAAAGTGTATGTTTCGATATGGAAGGAGTAGAAGATGACGAGAGAAGACATTAAGACTCAATTTCCTGATGCTACAGAAGAGCAGATTACAGCTCTTTTGAATATCAACGGAAATGATTTGACAGCAGCGAAGAAAAACAATGTGGAGCCGAAAGTCCTGAAACAGCTTCAGGCTGATTCAGCGGCATATAAGAAGCTGCAGGAGGCCGGGCTGAGTGATGAAGAGAAGATTCAGAAGACCTTGGCAGAGGCAGAAGCGAGCAAAGCAGATTTTCAGCGGAAATCCAATCGTCTGGATGTGGAGAAGATTCTGGTGGGTGCCGGGCTGACGGAAGAAGACTACAAGGATCTGATCGACGGTCTGGTATCAGAGGATGCGGAGGCGAGCAAGGCACTGGCCAACAGCCTTGCAACCATGCTGACAAAGCAGAAAGAAGCTACTGTCCAGAAGACGAAAGAGGAACTGATGGACGGCACAAAGAAACCGGGAGACAACGGCGGCAGTGGAGGCAATCCGGACGATGACGACGAGGATGAGTCGGATGCTGCTCAATTTGCGCAGCAGTATACTGCGCAGTATGCGACGGAGGTGTAGAGATGGCATTTCATAAAGTAGAAAGAACCTATGCAAGGCTGAATTTCCTTGACAGCGAGGTTGGCCTGGTGCAAAAGACGCGGGAGATTCCGCAGAGCATGGGAACAGATCAGGACAACCGGAAGATCGTGATCGGCGGTACGCCGTTCCCCAGCAACGATGCAAATGCAGAAGGGCTTGTATTTGAGACGATCGACGTAACGGATGATGAGAAGAGGCCGGGTTCTGTCATTGTGGCCGGGAGGATCATCGAAGAGAATCTTCCTGTTGCACTGGCGGAGGCGGCAAAGACGGCGCTTGAAAAGCGTGGTTTCATTTTCGTGTGAGTATAAGGAGGGCAAAAGATATGCCAGAGATTTTAGAGCTGATTAAAAATAAGGATAGGCTGGCTTATTCGCAGAATTATTCCGTGAAGAGGCCATACAAAGGAAATGCCACGTTTCCAGACGTGAAGACGCAGCATCTGGAAGCGGAGTATTTCAGGCTTTCCCAAGGTTCCCATTTGCCGACAGCGGCAATGGTTCATGCGCTGGATACGGAGGCGGCGATCGGCATCCGACCGACGCTGGAGAAAGTGACGGTGGAGAAATTCTTCATCAAGGAGAAGATCAATCAGTCCGAGAAAACGCAGATGTATGAGAAAAACGGTGTGGACGAGACTGGCCTGAAAGCCTTCATCTATGACGATATGGGGCGGCTGGCGGATTCCGTTGTGACCAGAGCGGAGCTGATGAAGCAGGGCGTGATGTCCACTGGAAAACTGATCATCAATGAGAATAAGCTTTCCATAAACATTGATCTGGGCGTGCCGACGGAGAACTTCGTGACTGCTGACTGGGCGGACCCGGAGCATGACATTCTGGGTGATCTGTGGGTCTGGAAAAAGATTGCGAAGGATCATGGTCAGACGATTACTAGGGCGCAGACTTCCGAAAAGGTTCTTGGTTGCATGCAGAAGAACAAAGGCATTCAGGTTGCGATTAACAGCGCTCTTGGAGTCGGCACATTCGTGTCTGTGGCGCAGGTGAATACGCTTATGCAGCAGATGTTCAGTTTTACCATCGAGACGGACGAGGATGTGTATGCGACGCTGGAGAAGCAGGCGGACGGCACGCTGAAGCGGAAATCCACCAGATTCTTCCCGGAGGATAAATTCACGATGTATGTTGCCGGTTCCAGTGGCAAGTTGGGGTCTGGCCTGTGGGGCGTGACTCCGGAGGAACTATCCTATGGTTCGTGGACAAAAAAATCTGCAAAACAGTTCGTGACGATCACGCAGTGGGAGACTCCTGATCCGGTGGCAACATGGACGAAAGCATCCGGCCTGTTTGTTCCGGTTCTTCCGGCTCCGGAGGGAATGATTATTGCCACGATCACCTTTAAGGAGACGGGCGGCGCCAGTGCAAAAACGGTATCTGCGGATGATGTCGGCGGGAAGTCTACGAAGTAGCAGGAAGGGAGAATGAGGTATGGAATCGCTGGTGAATGAGATTCTGGAAGATTTGACAACTGAATTGGGTCTGACGGAAGAATCTGATCTTGCGGTTCTGACCTCAAAGATTCGGAACGCATACAGGGAAGTGAAGCGGGCAAGGAATTACCAGAGCGGTCATACGCAGGAGTTCATTGACCGGGATATGGAGAGCTTTTATTCCAATATCCGGGAGTTGGCGCTGTACGACTTCAATCAGGTAGGTGCAGAGGGGCAGACAAGTCATTCGGAGAATGGAACCAGCCGTGTCTGGAAAGAGCGGCGGGAATGTCTGAACGGGGTGTTTGCCTTTTGCGGGTTGGTATAATATAGAAGTCTGTGCGTGGCGAAAGCCGCAGGGCGGCATCTATTGGTGGCGGTGGGCAGGATGCTAATTATGTGTGGATTTTTATTCTGTTTTAGCGTATACTATACCTAATAGGAGGCGTGGAAATGGATTTTAAAATATCGACAAATGGTTATAATGTAGTTTCATCTGGGAGTGTAATACTATATGGAGCAGGATCTGAATTAAAAATAAGTGTAGTTGCATCAAAGGATTTTTCGTTTGAAATTATTTTAGAGTTTATTAAGAATGATGAGAAGGAGCAAGATCTTTCTAAAGTAGTAGAGGAAAATACGATTACGTTTAAATGTATTAATTTTAATAATTCGCTAGGAACAGGAACGGTAGAACCATTGTCAATAGCTACTGTAGGTGGAAAAAAATTATTTTTGCATTTTTGGTCGTATTTAATGGGAAATGATTCTGTAAGAAAAGTTGAATACACCTTTCTTGAGAAAGAGTAGGTGTTATTACAATGGATAAAATAAATGAAAATGAAATTCAGCATGTGGCTATAAATGGAATTTCGGAAAAAAGTTTTGATAAGCTTAATGATGAGCAAAAGAAAATTGTTTTAGCAGGCAATAACGAAACACAAGGTAAAAGCAAAGACGCCGGGAGGCTTGGAGAGTTCTTAGGGGCAAACACTCAAAATGCTTCAGTACATATAGCTTTGATAATATGTGGGGTGCTATTGCTATTTTGCGGGATAGACTTAATACATTCATTTTTCCCAGAACAAGCGCTTAATTTTGAAATGTGGAAATTAATATTTCCGGTTATAACATTGGCTTTGGGCTATGTTTTTGGAAAGGGAGGATCTGATTAAGCAAATTTATGCGTTCATTAAAGAAAAACCAACAGCGTCTGCAATATGCCACATATGCAGACCAGATAACTATATACGAGCGAGACGAGGATGGCAACATCATCTATGTCGATATCGACGGTGAACAGGTTCCCTCAATCGCCGGGGAAATAGCAGGCTATAACGAGCCTGTTATTTTTTTCGCCAATATTGCCATGTCCGGCGGCGAATCGGAGGCGAAAGAATACGGTGTCAATCAGACCGACTACGAGGCTGTTATCGTCACGACGGACAAATCTCTGCCGATAGACGAACTGTCACTGATCTGGCACACGACGGAGCTTGTGCTGGACGCTGACGGGCTTGTGGATGCGGATTCCGCAGATTATAAGGTGATAGCGGTCAAACCGTCCCTGAACGGAATGAAGTATCTGCTGAAGAAATTACCGAAGGGAGGGCGCAAGGATGGCGAACAAGAAGACAGTGGTATTTGATTTTGACGGTGTGATTCACAGCTATACAAGTGGCTGGAAAGGGATTGACATTATCCCAGATGAGCCAGTCAAAGGAATAAAAGAAGTTATTGAGAATCTCCGTGATGCTGGATATTATGTGGCGGTTGTTACGACAAGGGCAACACAAATGAGCGGCATAGAGGCAGTGTGGGCATATCTGAAAAGGTATGGTATCAAAGTTGATTCTGTACAGTCCATGAAACCGCCAGCTATCTGCTATATTGATGACAGGGCAATTCACTTTGATGGTGATACAAAATCTCTTTTGGAGCAAATTCAGAGCTTTAAAAGCTGGACAGAAAGGTAGGATATGGCGAAGAAAATCAGTTTCAACCTGTCGGTGGCGTCAATCCGGGCGGCACAGCGAGAGATTCAGAATTATCAGCAGGACTTGACCCGGAAATGTGAAGAATTGTGCTTCCGTTTGTGTGCTGAAGGAATGCAGATAGCAAGAACTTATATTGGAGAAAGTGGCTTCGGCAGGTATATTCGTTTGTCATCCGAAATTACACCTGAGAATGTAGGCTGTAAGGCAATCATTATTATGGAGGATGCCAGCAAGATTGTGAGCGAGTGGCAGACGCTGGAAGGTGAGAAAAGAGCCACCGTATCTCCCATGCTCATGCTTGAATTTGGCTCTGGTCTAAAAGCAGAGAATCCGGCGAATATTCCAGGGGTGGGTACAGGAACCTTTCCCGGCCAGACGCACTCAGAGAACCCCGGCGGCTGGTGGTATATGGACTTGGACGGCGTGTGGCATCATTCCAGCGGTGTCAGCGCAAAGATGCCCATGTATCATGCCGGGAAAGAGATGCGAGAGAAGATTGTGAGTATCGCCAGAGAAGTATTTCAGAATGGAGGATAAACAAGATGGTAAAAACGAGAATTACCGAAACTACAGAGAAATTTGACAAGGACGGCAGGCTGGTCGAGAGGACAGTGAGGGAGGAGACCTCCGAAGACAACACAACTTATTTCCCTGGATGTGATTTCAAGATTGATGGTGAATCAATTTTGAAGTGTGTTACTGATGAAAACAGAAGATGTCAGGAGACGAATGGCATGATCGGCGGTGATTAAGCATGGCAGGATTCGACTGGAACCAGTTCTACACTCTGATAAAGTCCAAACTGGAAAAAGCAGTCACATGTACGGTCGGTCGATATGTAACTCCGAAGGCCAGTCAGTTCCCCTATGTGGATGTGGCTCTGGCTGACAATTCCGGCGGCAATTATGATCTGGAAGGTGCCGAAGGCTCGCAGAATCCGCTGATTGTGCTGACAGTTTACTGCAACGGTGCATCCGGGGACAGCAAGTGCTACTCTATCAGCGAAAAGGCCAAAGAGCTGATGCTGTCCTACGGTTTCCGCTGCCGGGGTGGGCCGATGAAGGTGGACAATGCTGATCCGGGCGTGGCGCGGTGGGTAGGAAGGTATCAGCGAGTTGTCGGGAATGGCGACGAGCTGACACAGGCAAATTGAAAAATGGTAACTGGTAAGGGCTGAAAGGCTCTTATTTTTATGTATTTTAAAATATGAAGAAAGGATGAAAATTATGGCTGATGTAGTAGTGAAAGCGGTAAGTACGATCGGTACGATACTGGAAGTGAGTGAAGACGGAACCACATGGGAGAAGCTGTGCAAGATCAAAAAGTATCCTGCACTTGGCGGCGCTCCGGAGCAGCTGGAGACAACGGACATGGAAGACGAGGTGCAGACCTTTATTCCCGGCGTACAGAGCATGGACGCTATGGAGTTCACGGCGAATTATACGCTGGCATCCTATAAGGCGGTGAAGGCCAAAGCGATGACGGCTCTTCATTATC